TGCGGTTGTTGCAGATGACGAAAGTGCGATATTCGTTGAGTTCGGTACAGGACAGCGAGGACTTGACGTGCCATATCCACACAAGCTACCCGACGGCGTGAGTTGGAATTATGCGACAGGGAAAACAATCAAGAAAAATGCCGTAACTGGTCATTATTACTGGTTTTATCCGGCTGATGATGGCAAATGGCATTACACAGAGGGTATGCCGTCAAGACCGTTCATGCACAACACGAGTTCGCAGTTGCGGTCAATCGTGGAAAAAACAGCAAAAGAAATATTCGGAAAGTAGGTGGTTGGTTCAATGGCTGATTGGTCATGGTACGATTTGATACAGTCTATTGTATTTGCGAGAATGAAAAATGATGTATCAAAGGCGTGTAGCTTGTCGGATGATAAGTTTTCAACCGTCAGTGCTTCAAATTCAACACCTAAGTTCCCATTTGTTTATATGCAAATTATTGATTCATCCGAAACATCAGAGGACTTGGAACGCTGCACGATTAACGGCGCAAGGTTTGTATTTCAAGTAAGCGTCATGAGTAACAATAGTCAAGAGGAATCAAAGAAAATAATGCGACACGTAGTCAAGGCAATGAAAAAAATGCTTTTCAAGGCTACGGCAATGCCCGGTTATGAGGTTTCATCCGGCATATATCAAAGCAACGCAACATTTACAAGATACATAGATTGTGGAGATAAAATTTAACAAGAAATAAAGATAAGGGCGTATGCCCTTTTTTTATATTAAAAAATGGAGGTATGTAAAATGGCAACCGGTTTGAAAACTAGAATTATCTACAGAGAAAAAACAAAAGACACAGGTTCTGCCGATTACTGGGCAGGTACTTACAAACTGTTAATCAGAGCAAAAGAAATTCCTAGTCCGTTCGGCTCACCAAACATGGTGGACACTTCCACTCTTGAAGATTTGGTGGAAACACAGGAATTTGGAAGAACCGCAGCAGGGTCAATGGAAGTATCCGGAGCATTTGAGAAGTCCTACAAAGATGAGTTGATTGAAAACGAAAACAAGAAACTTGATTTTTGTATCCTTTATGGAACGGACGGAAAAGGTTCAGAGGGAATTTGCGCATTTATCGGTGAGGAAAGATTTTCGCCGGACTCTGCAACAGATGACCACTTGACAGGAACGGCAACCGTAGCGGTATCAACAGTTCCGCGTTGGATTGAAGATAATTATGACGTAGAAGTTACGGAAGATGAAAACGGATATCCGACACAAATTAAGCTGACAAAAAAAGCGTAAGCTCTACGAAATCCTCGGCTAAATCGCAGAGCGCAGACACAACAGCCGAAACAAACGAAAGCAGTAATGAATTGAGTTGATTTTGGTAGGAACTTGGGGGCGGTGGAAACACTGCCCCTTTCCCATAAATCCAAAGGGAAAGGAAAGGTAAAGAATGAAAGTATTAACGATTGGTGGAAAAGAATACACATTTGAATTTTCGATTGAAGCGGCACTCTATAATGATTGCACAGAGAAAATAACATCCCTCTTATACAAGATGGAAGAAGCACAGGATAATGAAAATCCGGCAGACGTATTGAAGAACTTGTGTGATGTTCCGCAGACAACAATGTCAATGTTCTACGCAGGACTTATTGAACATCACGGAGCAAGCGGTGACGGTAGCGTATTGAATGAGGGTGACGCTAAAAAGCTAATAAGACAGTATTTTGCAGAACATAAGGAAGATGGCAAAGGGAATTTCTACGCAGTAATGGAAATCATGATTGATACTATGTCAGATGATGATTTTTTCAAACTGGTCGGACTGAATCAGATGTTGGAAACGGAAGAGAAAACAGAGAAAAGTCCGAAAGTACCACAAGACCACAAGAAGAAAACGACAAAAGCTACCGACAAATAGTATTTGAAGAAATGTTACCGGACGCTATTATGGTTGGAGTTCCTTATGAATTGTTTTGGCATTTAACACCGAAAAAACTGAAAGCATTTTACAAGGCATATAACAGCAAAATGCAAGTTATTGACATGAAAATGTGGGAAATGGGCGTATATGTCATGAAAGGGATTGTTGCTTGTTTTTCGGATAAGGGATATCCGGATAAACCGCTTTTCGGAGAAAACAGTGAAAAAGAGAACTCGAATCAAGAAGAAGTGGCGGTATTTGAAATGAAACAGAGAATAAATGAATTGAAAAAACAAGGACTTCCGGAAAGTCCTATGTAAAAGGAAAGGAATGATATTATGTCATTATTATGTGGATGGGCTTCACAGTCCGAAAATAAATCGAAAAACGGTAAAAAAGGTGACCAGACCGGATGGGAAGTTAAAACAGGAAGTTATTACAATTTTGGACAGGACAAATTGATTCGGTTCAGAAACCCTGCGAGACGCAAAAAGGCAGCAAAAGCCTTGAAGAAGATGTGTAACAATAACAACATTGGTTACGGACAGGATGACAGAAGTACGTTGTATTCGCAGTGTCAGAAAATCGGATGGGATGTAAAAAGAATTGGTGAGATTGGATTGTGCAACGGTGACTGTTCAGAATTGTGTGGATGTGCCATTAACTTTGCATACGGAAAAGAGGTTGTGCCGTCTGCCATTACGACAGCGACATTTGAGAGTTATACGGTTAGCAAGTACCCGAAACGGTTTAAGAAAGTAACTAATCTCAATCCGTCACTTTTCAAACTGGGAGATATGCCGCTTAAAGCCGGAAAACATATCATAATGGTAATTGGTTTGTAATTGAATCATGAAAACAGATAAAGGCGGTGCGCTATGGTGTGCCGCCATATTTTTTTATAGAAAGAGGTGTCAGTCATGTCTACAGTAGATTCATTGGATATTAAGATTTCAGCACAGGCGAAAAGCGCAAGTGATTCCATAGATAAGTTGGTAGGGAAACTTGGCACTCTTTCTAAAAGTCTTGGGAATATCAGCGGAAGTAATTTGAGCGGACTTGCAAACGGTGTCAATAAACTTGCGTCTGCCACAAAATCACTTAGTGGTGTAAAGGCGGCAGAATTTACAAGGATTGCGAACGGTTTTCAGAAGTTTGCCAATATTGACGCAAGCAAATTGAGTAGTGCGGCAGGCGGTCTTAATACTCTTGCTAGAAGCCTTGAAGCAATAAGTAAAATAAACATAAAAGACATACAGAACATTATACCGGCAATAAACGCAATTAAGAACCTTGCAAAAGTGGATATGACAGGGTTTGATACTGCGAAATTAAATTCCATAGCCACAACCATATCTGATTTTGCGAATAAACTTTCAGCGGTCGGTAACATAGATTCTAAGGTTGTTCGCCTTGTGTCTGCCATTGCGAGGTTGTCCGGCACAGGACAGTATATAGGCAATGTAACAGCGCAGTTGCCGATACTGGGAAATCAGATTGTTACTCTTGTCAGAAGTCTGTCTACGGTTGGAACAATAGACGTAAGTATATCAAAAGTGGTTGAAGCAATCGCAAAACTGGCAAGCGCAGGAAAGAAAGTCGGTGAAACAGTTGCCAATTTAGACGCTCTTGGTGACGGTGTTATCCGTCTTTTGCAGAAACTTCAAAGCGCACCGAACATAAGTGATAATCTTGCCAATACGATACAAGGACTTGGAAATTTGGCAAATGCAGGAAAATTTTCAAGCGGTATGTTCAGTGGTGTAAACAGAGGTGCGAGCGGTTCTTCTTCTGTTCTTAACGGACTAAAAAAGGCACTTGGCGGTGTTACTGGCGGTTTCAAAAAGATGTTTTCCGCAATCGGTAATTCAGCACCTTTCCAAAAGCTGACAAGCACTGTCAGAAAGTTTGTTCCATGGATAAAGTCTGCCAATTCAACATCCAAAGGTTTTGTTTCAACTATAGGTATGTTCTATGCAAAATGCTTTATGTTGATACGTGCCTTTAAACAGCTTGGAAATTCGATTGAATCGGCTATGGACTACATAGAAACGTATAACTATTTTCAAGCTGCCTTTAATCAAGTAGCGTCCAAAGCAGACCTTAGTGCATGGAAAGAGTTAGGCTATAAGTCTGCGCAGGAATACGCAAACTCATTTCAGCAGACGGCAGAGAACCTCACAAGTAAATTAACAGGCTTTAACGTGGGTAAAAATGGTCAGTTGACAGCCACAGGACAGGCAAGCCTCGGACTTGACCCAAACCTCACAATGAATTATCAAGCTATGTTTGCGCAAATGTCATCTTCAATGGGTGTGGCAAGCGACACGGCAACGCAGTTATCCACAGCATTGACAGAGATAGGTGCTGACCTTGCGTCCGTAAAGAACCTTGATTTTGAAGATACATGGGAAGATATGGCAAGCGGACTTACCGGTATGAGCCGTACATGGGATAAATACGGCGTAAACATCCGTAATGCAAATTTACAGACACAGCTTAACAATTTAGGAATAAAGG